GCACCAGCACGGCGCCGGCGCGCTTGAGTTGTTCGAGGATGGTCATGCCCGCCGCCGCTCCCACTCCGCAATCACCACCCGCGCCGCGTCCTCCGCGCAATTGACCGTGGCGAGTTGCCCGGCCCATTTCGCGTGCCAGTCCCGCTCGTCGCCCGTCAACGCTTGCGCCGATGGCGGCTTTGACCCGTCCTTCAGTTCCAGCAGCACATTCAGCCCACGCCAGCCTATAAGCAAATCTGGGATGCCTTTACCCATTGGGCTCAGTATGCAGACCGACATGCCCAGGCCGCGTAGGTACGCGACCACGGCGGGCTGGTTCGAGTCGATGCGTCCGGCGCGCCTCACTGCTCCACCGCCGCCAAAACCGCCAGCATCACGGCCTCCGACCACTCGCGCGCTTCCCGCATGACCGGATAGCGCGCGTCGTGCTGGTGATGCAAGGTGACCACATATGCACGCTTCTCGGCCTCCCATCGCTGCCAAGTGCTCACGCCGTCCATCTGAATCGCGGCCAGCGCCATCGCCGCGGCGGCAGGATCGCGCGGCCAGTCTGGCACTTCCGATGACTGCATCCACTTCGGCCTGTCGTCAAAGTTCCGCAGCCATAGCCGCCCGCGGAACTCGAATACCTGCCACTCCATCACGCGCTCGGCGATCAGGCGGGATTCAGCTAGGGTCCAGGGGCGGGTCATGGTTGGGCCTCTTTACCGCGTTGCGCCCAATGCGGCTCCCATGTGTGCCCTGGATCGTCGTACTTGATGATAAACTTGGGCACCCAATAAGATCCGCCACCGGCCTCCCGGCTGCGAACTAGCGTCATCCACGCGCCAAGTTTGACACCTAGCGTATCAACGCTATCCTCTATCCTTTGCAATTCAGCCGGGATGGCTTCCCAGTCTAAATAATGCCATTGAGGTTGATAGTAGATTACCTTCGCCCTCCGCATGGCTTTGAAAATCCATGGAAAGCCGGGGATTGGCTCACACGCACTGTATTCTTGCATCGCGCGCCTCCTGCTCCATCAGAAACTCTTCCGCGAACCAGTCGCCCATGCCCAACTCTGCCATCGGGTGCCCGTCCGCGATGTACCGCGCCGCCGCTTCCCGCTGCTCGCGCTGGGCGGTGGCGATGGGGTTGTCAGTCGGCTGCATCGAATAGCCCTCCTTGCGCACCGGCATATGCCTCCGCGCTCTCCAGGTGCTTGATGGCCGTCGAAAAATACCCCGGCTTGAGTTCGATGCCAATGAACTTGCGGCCCTCGTCCAGCGCGACGAATCCCTCAGAGCCAACGCCAGCGAACGGAGACAGCACGACATCTCCCGGCGATGACCACAACTCCAGACATCGGCGAATCAACCCGAGCTGCAGCGGGCAGATGTGCTTCTCATCCTTTTCGTCGCGGGCAATGCGGAAGTTGAGCACGTCCGTCTGGTCGATGTCCCACCACACTGGCTCCGCGTACCGCCGCCAAATCTCCACGCTCGTCCGTCCGTCGCGACCCTTGCGCGCGTATTTCGACGGGTGTTGGTCAGTCTCGCGCGGGTCGAGCTCCAGATCGCCGATGTATCGCTCGAACCCGTTCGGCCGCTCGATTGGCTTTGTGCTGAGATTGTCACCGGGCGGCGTCTTGCGGAACGCCAGCACGTAGTCAGCCATGCCCTGCCGGATCTGCGAGGAGTCGCGCATCACGGTTTTATGGAGTAGCCCGTTGTTGTTCGTGCGCTCCCGCTCCGTCACCGGGCACTTCCAGACCGTCACCCGGCTATGGAACGTCCACCCGGCGCGCTCCATAGCGGCGATGCACTGGCCTGGAAAGTCCCGCAATCCGCTCGCCCCGTCGCTGTTCCGGTACGTCGGCAGGTCTTTGACGTGCATCACACACAACCGGCCCGTCGTCGTCACGCGAAGCAGTTCCGGCGCGAGGAATCCGAAGTGCGCAAAGAACTCCTCGTCGCTCGCGCAGTTGCCCATATCGGCCTCGGAGTCAGAGTACATGTACAGGCTGGAAAACGGCGGCGAAAACACCGTCAGGTCTACCGACTCGTCGGGTATACCCTTGATGACTTCGCAGCAGTCGCCGTTGTAGAGCGCCCAGTTGCGGCCGTGCCGCTCGTCTAAAATCACGTTCATTAGATCCACCTCGGAAGATTCATTTGCTTTGTGCCGACGGCCGATGCAAGCTGGCGCCGCCCGGTCCCGTTTTGAATTGCCGCCATCGCGTGAACCATGGCCGCTTTCATTTCCTCGTGCTTTTTCTGCTTTTCGCGGATCGTTTTAAGAACAGGCCCTTCTGTTTCCGCGATGACCATGTAGGCGTCCACCGGCCTCGTCTGGCCAAAGCGCCAGGACCGGCGAACAGCCTGATAAAACTGTTCATAGGAGTAGGACAGCCCACAAAATATGTGCTTATTGCAGTGCTGCCAGTTCATGCCAAAACCCGCGATTGATGGCTTCGTGACGATGCGCTGGAACGCGCCGTTAGTGAAGCCAAGTAGCTTCTCTTCCTTCGCTTCCGTCCGCTCGTCGCCGCGCACTTCGATGGCTCCGTCGATGACGCGCATTAGTTCGTCCGCCTCGTAGTTGGTGTTGCACCAGATACACCACGGCTCTTTTGAGTCGCCGATGATCTCGGCAGCGCGAGCCGCCCGCGCCGGTGCCGTCAGCCGCATCTCCCGATGCAGTCCCGTCGCCGATACGTCCGCCACCCGGAAGAGTTGGCCGTTGGCGTTAATGGATTGATCGACGGAGACGATCTCCTCGTGGATATTCAGCGCTGGCATCACCCATCCGTCATCGGAAAACCCAAGGTCTGACGGCTTTTCCATGCACACTGACCACGACGCCACCCAGCGCCAGTAGTCCGCCTCTGCGTGGCCTTTCAGCCGGTAGCCGCCCGCCTTCATGGTGTCGTTCAGGAACCACCGCATGAGCATTTGGGCGCCGCTCATGATGTCTAGGAACTCCGAGTGGTTGCCGAGTTCCATGTGGTCATTTGGTGACGGCGTAGCCGAGCAACACAGCTTATAGGGCGTGTTGGCGAACGAATCTTGCAAAAGTCGCCGCGTCGCACCGGTGAAGTTCTTCAGGATGCTCGACTCATCCAGTCCGATGGCGTCGAAGTGGCCCGCGTCGAAATGCTTGAGCATGTCGTAGTTGGCGACATTGACGCCGCGGCGCACGTCCTTTTGACTTCGGCATTGCGTGATCTCAACGCCGAACTTCGCGCCTTCCGCTACAGTTTGCGCGGTGACGGCTAACGGCGCCAGTATCAGCGCGTCACCGCCAGTACGTTGGCAGACCTGCCGCGCCCATTCCGCTTGCATGGCTGTTTTGCCGCTCCCGCACTCCGTGAATAGTGCGAACTTACCAGCGTTCAGCGCCCGCGTGATGCTTTGCTTTTGGAAGCCGAAAAGTTTGCTGTTGAGGTCGAACTCTCCGGAAATGCCGGATGGTTGCGGCTGAACGTGCTTCCCATTGAGAAACGCCCGGTAGCCGCTCATCCCCGCACCCCCACCCGCCGCGCACACACCAAGTCAATCCACGCCGACCGCGCCGGGTCATCGTTCCCCCGATCCTGTGCCAGCGCCTCCGCCCTGGTCATTGGCGGCCGGTACTCGCCCGTATTCATCGGCACCTGAACGGCGTGCGCTGCCATCGGGCGGCTGTTTTTCAATATTGTCCGCATGGTTGCGGCACCCTTGCGCCCTGCGTCCGTCCGCGCCTTCGTTGCGCACTTCTCGCACATCTTGGCGTAACGGCGCTTTTGCTCGATCTGGCCGCCACAGCCGCACCAGCGGATCTCCTTACGTTCAGCGCGCGTTGTCTTGCGGCATAGAGCACAGCGGGCGTAGCGCATATCGCTCTGTAGCAGCACGGACCCGCACGCGCAGCGTTTGTCTGCCCGGCACGCTTTGCACGTTCCGCGCCGGCGCTCGGTCCATGTGAGCATCAGGCGCTGGCACTGCGTGCATGGTACCGCGGCGTTTGCGCGTAGTTTGTTTCTTTTAACCGCTCGCCGAGCGTTGCCGCATGGCTTGCATATGCTATTGCGCGGCTGGAATTTATCAGCCAGCGTCGGTATAGGCGTGCCACACCGCTTGCACGGATCACCCGGCACCCATGGTTTGTTTCTCATTTGCTCCCTTTCGGTCAGGCCGTCGGCATTGGCCTGGTTATGACAATTTTTGAATCCGCCGGCCAATCCACGCCATACAGGGTACGGCCATTGAGTTTCCGAGGGCTTTATATCGCGGTCCGTCAGCGGCGCCGGGTATTGCGGTGTAGTTTGGCGGAAACCCTTGGAGTTTTTCGCATTCCGCTGGGGTAAGTCGGCGAACGGCCATGCCGGATTGAATCGCTCCGACGCCGATACCAGCGCGGCCTCCGTTCGGAGTAAGTAGCGCGTTCGCTGTGCCATCGGTCCGAAACTCAAAATTGGAATCATCGCCACGCCCGCGGATTGCCAGCGTTGCAACCGCTTGCACCTCCGCCCGCGCTTCAAGCGTGTAAGCGATGTGCTCCTGAACGCCAACGCCATCCGGCCCGCTGTCGGGATTCTCACGGAGTGCGCCGGCTTGGATTGCCACCGCCGGCGTCTGGTTTTTAATGAGAGTGCCCATGTGATCCGAGTCAAAGGAACACCCGTGGCCACCCTGCCACATAAACCCTATTGGAGGGGGCACCTCCACCGGCACCAACGGCGTCCCGCGCCCCGTCCCGTCCTCGCTGGCGTCGAAGCCATCGGCGCGGAGGGAGTGAGCGATCGACGTCTCACTCTCCGCGTCTAGCCTGCCCCCCCCGCCGTGGGTGTTAAGGCACATGGCGACGGCCCCAGCAAGCTGGTTTCGGATCGGGCCGTCTTTACATCGGCTGTCCAGCGTTGGGTTGACGTCTGTGAAACCACCGCCGCTAGGGCCGATTTCAATGCCTCTGGCAGTACCTTTCCCCGCTTCTCGGCTCGGCGGAGAATCCCGGCGCAGGCCTTCCCACTCAAAAAGTATTTCTGCGGGATGCGGCCCGTCTCCAGAACTTGCGACAACGAACACGCGGCGGCGTCGTTGGGCCAAGCCGAAGTATTGGGCATCCAGGACGCGCCACGCGCATCGCCTGATGGGTCCATCGACCACGCCAGCGTTTGGCCATCCTTGCTCAAAAACGATGGGCTCTTCGCAGCCGACAAGGCCCGCCAGGAAGCACCCAAATGCGTTGTCAGGCGTGCTGAGAACTCCCGGCACGTTTTCCCATACGACAAATCGAGGTCGAATAATGTTGACTGCACGAATGAACTCCAGCGAGAGGTTGCCTCGCTCGTCTGATAGTGATTTGCGAAGGCCGGCCACACTAAACGCCTGGCACGGCGTCCCGCCTACGCAAATATCGGCGCTCCATTGCAACCAATCCACCTTTGTGAAGTCGCCCAAGTTAGGAACGCTTGGATAATGATGGGCCAGTACGCGCGATGGGAATTTGTCGATTTCGCAGAACGCGACAGGCTCCCAACCAAGGCTCTCCCACGCTTGCGACGCGGCTTCGATTCCGCTGCAAAACGATATATACTTCATGCTCCCTCTCCTCCCCGTGTCGGCAAACCGGGGTTACTGCTCGTTCTGTATTGCGTCCCGCTCATCGGCCTCATACTGCGCGCCTTCGACCGCCCAGCGCTTCCGTTGCTCGCGCGGCGCCGTCGGGTACTCGTCGGCGTAGACGCGCTCCAGTTCGGCGATGCGGGCGAGGGCCGGCGGTTGGCGGGTCATGCGCGGCGCTCCTTCTCCCACTCGGCCCGCGCCACTGCTATCCATTGGCCGCTGGTCCATTCCGTGCCCTCTTCGTCGCGCTGCATTCTGACTGCTTCGCGTTCCGGCTCGTTTGCCTCAGTGAACCACCAGTGCAGCAACTCCAGTGCCTCAGCGCCTAACTCCCTCGCCTTATCCCAGTCTTCTGGACCGACTAGTTTCTTGTACCGCAGCACCTCCGCCGCGCGTGCGGGGGTCATCGGGATACTCCAGTAAAGCCAAGCACGCCAAGCAAACGGGGCTTCCATTTTTTCGCCGGGTATTTGTCGGCATGCCGCTGCGCCGCTTCAAGGCTCAAGAATACCAACAGGTCGTCCTCGGTTCCCATAATTCCTTCCTCGTTTTCCAGGACATACGGCTCTGGTTTAGGCGTCATGCCCCCCCCCACCTCCACAACCCATCCCCAGCGCCCGCCGCGCTGCTCGACGGTGATGGCGGTGATGGTGGCCTGTGTCCCGCACGTGTTGCGCTCGGCGAGAATGATTCGGTCGCCGGGCTGGCCGTAGGGAGTTGGCGTGTACTCGCTGATCGTGACGCAGCCGCCGCGCGTCTTCCGCATCGCCCGCCAGAACCGCCGCTCGCCTGCGGTGTAGGCGATGGATTCGGCGCGGTTGAGTCTCAGGGTCTTCATGCTGGGCCTCCGGTGGCGCGGTAGAGTGCTTGGGCGAGGGCGAATGGTCCTTCAGCGGAGCTTATCGGAGAGCGGCATGGACCATCGAAATAAGCTGTTTCTGGCTCACAGTTATCTGCGTGATCCATAGCCGAAAACACGCGGTATGACCGACCAACTACCTTCTTCCGCCACGCCTCGGCCGCGCGGATGCAGGCGGCGGGGTCGGTATTGTAGGCGGCGACGGGCTTCCACGGACCGTTAAAACGGATCTCGTGCGGCTCCGCGCCAAACTCGGTCGATACCTCCAGTCCCTCGCAATGCTCGGCAATCCATGCGTCGTGCGCTCTTGTCCAATTCATGCGATCCGATCCTTTCTACGCTCGATGGCGCGGAGTGCCACACGTTTTCTGATGTGATTCGCCAGCGCCTCAGCTTTTGTTCGCATCGGTCACCTCCGGTATATCGGCCAGTCGCTTCGTTAGAGCCGCGTTTATCCGCCGCGCTTCGGCAATCGCCATCTGAGCCGCCGCTTCCACATTGTCAGCGGCACCGATAAGCTGGCCCATTGCCATTACGTCAAATAACCCCGTGCGGTAAGTAAACGACAACTCCAGCACTCCGACTAGTTTCACCATATAGCACTGGTAATGCTCTCTCCATTTCACCCCGGCAATCTCTACCGTCTGCGGAGATGGCATCTTGAAATATCTGCTCATAGCTTCACCTCCTGCGCGGCTTCAACGGCGGCGATGGCGGTGGGGCCGCTACCAGTAGATCGGCCACCTGGCCCAAAATACCACTTAGCCCCTTGCGGCCAGTTCCGGCGTTCAATCATCGGGTTGCTACTCCGCTCCACCTTCGCCCAAGCCGCCGCGCAGCGGGCGAGGTCGGCGATGTCCTGCGAATCGAAATACGCGCGTCGGTGGCACCGTTGGCACTCTCCGCAATGGCATGTTTCGCGTGGCATATCTCTCCTTTGTTTTCAGCGGGCCAGTGACTCCCCGGCCCGCCTAGAATTCAAATCCATCCAACAGGTTTTCAGTGGTTCGTGACGGACTACCTCTTTTCCGGGAGCTTTTCGCGCCCGGTCTGCCGTCCCGCGCGGATTTCCGAGATCGTGCGCTGATTTAGAACGGCAGGCCGCGGGCGGTTGCCCGCGGGGATCAGAAGGGAACGTCGTCGTCTGAGATACCGCTGTCGATGGGCGGTCGCTGTGCCGTGCGCGGCTGGCTCACCAGCCCGCCTCCGTCCTGCTTCTCGCCACCGCCGCCCAGCAGAATCACCTCGTCCGCCACCACTTCCGTCGAATACCGCTTTTCCCCGTCCTTGTCATAGCTGCGAGTTTGCAGGCGCCCTTCAACGTAGACCTGCTTCCCCTTGGTGAGATACGGCACAAGGTTTTCAGAGCGCCATAGGGATACGTTCGTCCACTCCGTCTCTTCTTTCCATTCGTCCACGCCCTTGTCTTTCCACCGCCGGCTAGTTGCCACGCTGAACTTCGCCACGCTCACGCCAGACGGCAGAAACTTTCCCTCCGCGTCTTTCCCCAGATGCCCGATCAGGATTACTTTGTTGATGCTTCGTGATGCCATTTATTTACCCTTTCCGGCTTTCGCCATCAGCGCCTTATAGCAGGCGGTTGCTTGTGCTTTGTCTGTGAACTCCTGCGGACGCGCTACGCCGAAGTCGTTTAAAACCGACATCACGTCATCGGCAGTAAGATCCTTGGCCGCTTCCGTGAACGCCTGGATCATCGGCTCATTCGGCGCCCATGCCGCCGGCTCCGGACGGTCATCTGGCGCGCCTTGCAGCCACTCGCGCAGCGTTTCCGCCATATCCCCACTAGGCCGATTGATAACCGCCCCGCTCAACTTCGGGCAGCGCGACTTGGTGACCGTGAGGGTGTTGTCCTGGTCGATCTCCCCGCACACATCAAATTCGAACTCAATGCCGTCGCGCATGACTGGCGCAAGTCCGATTTTGCGCGGCGACCGCTTGCCGTTCACTTCTTCAATGACCCATTCCGTCTTCGTGCGCATGGACACCAGCACGTGAATCTTCGCGGATAGAATCTTGTCCACCAGCGCCTGATGGTACGGCGTGACGTTCTTCCACGCAGCAAACGTATTGCCGCCGCTTGACCGCTTCGCCGCCGCGTCCACCATGTCCAGCTCTCCGCCCTTGCCCATCCAGTAATGGGACAGCGAATCCACGACGATGACCGCATAGCCTCCCTCCACGGCTGCGTCAATCGTTTTGACGAGCTCACGCGGGTCAAATGTGGACGGCTCCACTACGTCAAACTCGAACAAATCCGCGTACTTGCTGGCGGAGCCGTGTTCCGTGTCGATCACGGCCACCTTCCCGCCGCCGGCCAGGTTCTTCGCCAATTCAAGCAGGGAGTAGGTCTTCCCACCGCCAGCCGGCCCGCAAATCGCAAACCGTAGTTTTGCGTTCCTCTTTACTGCTCGCTCAAACATGATTCCTCCGTTGTTGTCTTGCAATCTTCAACCGCCTGCTGGAACGCCGCGTCCAGCTTTTCCACTAGCTCTAGTAGCCCGGCGTTTCGCGCATCGTGCATCAGTTGGTCAAGCGCCGCCGCCGCTATCATTGCGGTGTTCTCCGGACTGCCAATTGTCGGCACTCCCAGCTCGCGCCGTTGGTCATTAACCGCGCCCATCTTCGCCCTCCTTCACCGCTTGCGCCAACGCCTTTTTAAGTAGCGCCGCCACTTCCACCCGTCCACGGTCCTTGGCCATGGAAACAAGCTGGTCGATTTCGTACACCAGCTCATCGGCTCCGCAGTCCGGCACATGCGCCGCCAGCGCGTCGAAGCGGGGGACGTTGATGAATGTGGCGTCAGCTTTCGACATGCAGCACCTCGTCTGTGTCTGAGCCGGCGATCCAGTCTTCCACGTAGGTATCGCACTCAGTAGTTGATCCATTGATCGTCTCGGAAAAGTAGACCAGCCCACCATGTAGCCGGGTCACTCGATACAGAATCGTAAGCCCTGGTTCGCTGTACGTCGTTATATCCCCTGGCCGCGGGTCTTTCCTCGGATCTCTCACCATGTCAACACCTCCCAAACCCACGAGCCAATCGCCAGCGCGCCGCAAAACCACAGCGCGAGGAAGATGACTTCCGGCGTGTCATCGGTGCGCCGGGTCATCGGGACACCGCCACCGCGATAATCACCAGCAAGAGGCTGATAGCTAGACCGAGGAGCGAAAACCGTAGCCGGCGCAGATTGGACTGCGCGTCAACAAGACTGAGTAACTGTCCGTCTTGCGCAAGCGTCAGTGCCTCCACACGCATTTCCAGCGCTTCAATCCGTCGCATTAGCCGATCTTCCACGTCGCGGCCAATTCCTTCTGCTTCCGCCCGCCAATTCGCCCGCCGTTGGCCGCTCATCGCGTCACCGCCCAAGCCACCACCCACACCAGCGCAGCCGCCGCCGCGATCAAATCCGAGCGCCGCTGAAGCGTCCGCAGGTCTTCCGGCCCGCCGCCCCAGCCGATCATGCCGCACCGCCCGAGCGGAGCGCCGTGATGCAATCCAGCCAGCTTGCGCCGGTGCGGCTGCGCATCATTCGCGCCGCTCCGATGTAATCTTGGCACCGCCACAAGCGAATCTCTACGTTAGTCGGCTTCACAACGCACCTCCCGTTTCCGTGATGAGGCCGCGGCCCTCTTCGATCAGCGTGCCAACCAGCGCGAAGTCGCCCCGGCTATCGGCGCGGGCGATGCGGCCCAGCAGGTCGAACGCCTCTCCTGTGCGCAGCTTGCGCTGCATGTCGCGCTGCATCAGCTCCCCCGCGCGCTTTGCCCCGGCTGGCAGCGGTAGCGCGGCGGCGTTTGACGGATAACGATGTGTTCCGTTCATTTTGCCTTCTCCTTTTTGCTTGCAATACCCCAAGCCCACTCGACCAGACGCCCAGGGTGCGTTCCAAGCTCCTTGGCCCGTTTAACGATGTCCTTGCGAACGCTTGGCAGTATCGTGATTTGTACCGCTTTGCGCTGCTCTTGTGTGGTTCCTGTGTTGCTCACAACCCAACGTTACCCCAGCCCGCCGCGCCGGTCAACACCAAACCTCACGCGCCGCAAACAAACCGCTATATAGCACCCGTAAACGAGAAAAAGCCGCCCCACCTGTTACAGTGGAGCGGCTTCCCTGGTCGTCGTGCTGGGGGTTAACGGGGCTGAATTTGGATGAGCCATTTGCCATCAACGGGGGTTACTTTTACGGTGACCCCCACGGCCTCGATGCGGGCGGTGTCAAACTCAATTACAGTCATGTCGGCAACGCCCGCGTGGAGCGCGGACGCAGCAAGTAGCGCAGCGATTCGCATAATGAAGACCTCGGGATAGGGGTTGGTGGAAAGTTGTCAGGGGCGCGCCGCTGGTTGAGCCAGAGCGCTTCCCATTTGTCGCGGCACGCCGCCCGCTCCCGCTCGATCGCACGTTGGGCGCAGAAGCACATGGAGCCCTTTGCAAAGCCGGTACCACGGCAACGGAGGCAAAACGGGTAGGCGAGAGCTTGCGGGTGGTGCATGGTGTTTGCCATCTAGCGGGAGATCGTAAGCTGGCCCCGCACGTAATCCAATTCGAGCCCGTGCCAGCCCGTGACGGAGCCGCCCACGGAGGTGTAGCAGAACGGCCGATAGGTACCTGTTGGGATATTGG